GTTTTTACGAGTTCAAATAGGTGTGTAAACATTGAACGTAATAACATGAACGTTCCAAGTCGGATGATTGAGCCGAGTTTCTTTGCAAATGCACCAGATTGTTTTTCTGAAAATCCAAGACTCTCTCTCACTCTCTTTTTGAGTTCCTTGAATTTATTTATAATTGCAGCAATCCCAGAACGGATTTTGTTCACTACCGTTTTCACGGCAGAAATGATTTTTTGTGTCTCGTTCTTTACAGCATTTGCCACTTGCCTTACCGCATTGATGATTGCAGTAAGGATTGTCAGGATAATACCAATAATCGGTATCGCCGCCTGAACGGCTTCAAGACCTACCGCCATAGACTGGAATCCGGCATTTGCCGCCATGCCCCCGGTTTCAATGGCCGGAAGAATTGATGCAATTCCACTTAATATAGAAGAAAAAGTTCCAAGTCCACATTTCTGTGCTGCATCCCCTATGGACTTAATGGACTTTGCCACATCCTCCATATTCTTAGGAGACTGTGAAACCGTTTCCTTGAACTGCTTAAACTGTTCCTGTGCCTGTCTGAGACCATTCACAGCTTCCTCATACTGACCGGTATCAAACCGTATCTTTCCACTCTCCATACCGCTGACAGTGGCTTTGTACTTATTGATCTGGTCTATGAGTTCCTGAATACGTCTATTAGCCGGATTTGTGTTTGCCTGATTGAGACTTTCGTTTAAGTTTGTCTGTCCGGCTGCTGCACTTTGTCCGGCAGTTCCGAGGTTGCTTTCCTCTTGTGCCAACTGACTTGCCGCTGATGCGGCACCGTTCATTGCTGCCTGTGCCTCTTCTGATGCAGTCGCAACGCTTTCTGTGGCTGCCGCTGCTTGCTGACCGTTCTCCAAAGGCTGTACACGTCTCTGTGCCCCCTCAGAATCAATTCTGATGCTGACGCGATTATTCGATCCGAGGTTTCCAAGTGCTGTGCTGACTTCCTTTACAGTAGCCGCAACCTCTTTTAATTTCGCCGTATCAACTCCTGACAGAGACTTAATGGATGATGCAATGCTTCTCATACCACTTCCGGCATTTTTAAGATCATCTCCAATGCCGGAGAAACCACGCATTACATCAAGAATCTGTTTTAACTTTTCTGTATCTAATCCCTCAGTGATTTTCTTCATTGAGGTAAGAGCTTTTGTAACTTTATCAATACCACCGTCTGCCTTATCAGTGGTGGCTTCTATTTCCAATAAAATGCTATCTACTCTGTTATCAGGCATTTTGCCACCTCACTTCGTAAAACCCTGTCCGTGGGTGGTATTGTTTGTCCGTAAAATAAGAAAACATGGGGAACTGCGCCGGACTTGCGCTGTTTCGGTTCGTCAACCTATCCCCATGTAATCAGCTACTTTTCTCTTCGCTGTCTCAATCGCTTATTATGTTCTGCGGCAAAGGCAGCGAATCTGTCTGCATCCGTCATTTTTGCTCCCGGCGGTGCGTCCTCTGTGCTGTTCATGCTTCTTGGTTGGCTTGGGTATGCCGGAGCATTTCTGCCAAGGAAGATTGCCATGGCATCTACGACATACGAACCAACGGACCACGCCAACGTATCTAAGGCTGTGGCCTGTTCTTTCGCTTCCATTTCTCTCTTCTTTTGGAATGGTTCTAATTTCGTAGGGTTCAATGTCCAAAAGGTCTCATAGGAAACTCCATAAAGGAGAGCGTTGGGAAGCCAAACTTTATTGATAATCTCTGTAAATGTTTTGTATTTACTGAGATCTATTTCCTCTACTCTGTTGCCGCCTTGGTTTTCTTTCCTCCGCTCTTCGGAGGTTCCTCGGCTTCCTCGCCAAAACCCGCGGTTTTCATTGCCTCCGTAAAGGCTTCCATGACTTCATCCATGGAGCCACCGTACTTCAAATGTTCGCTCAGTATCTTTCCGGCTTTTGTAAGATCCTTTGTGCCGGTAAGGACTGCGATGATCGCTCTGATTGTCTTAAAAATCTTCATGTTCTCTCTGGTATCATCGTCCAGAAGTCCCATTACATCTACATCGTGATCTTCCAGATCACACATAAGGTTTGTAAAATCGAGATCTGCTACTTTAATCTCTTTAGGTCCATTCGCTGTCTGTAAAATCATACTTATTAACCGTCCTTTCGTTAATCTGTCCTATTTGTACGGCAGAGGATTATTCCCCTGCCGCTGCTTCACTTTTTCACGCTGTTACATAATGAAGAGCCTCTTCGCCCTCATCAGTAATGGAGAATGACATTTCTCTCGCATTGTTGGAAGATCCGCTTGTCGGATATACTGCCATAACACCGGCCCACTCCCATTTGCCGTCAACACCCTCTTCTCCAAACCATAACTGGTATTTATCAACTTTTCCTGCTTCCTGCAGATCCAAGAGTTTCTTGTAATCAGCTTTCTCATACCATGCTTTGAAAGCAAGATCCCCTGTGTCCTCGATACCGTTAATGGTTCTTTTCTTCGTATCGGAAAGTGTTGTAACATCGAGTTTTTCCTTTTCTCCGCCGAGATCCGGGTACTCAGTAATGTCGATCAACTTCTCAAATGTTCCTGGAGCATCTGCTTTCTCGTGCATGAGATATGTCACATTTGTACATTTTGCCATCTTCGTTCTACCTCCTTGTGTTTTCCTTTGCCTAAGAGGTAAAGCCTTGAATTTATTAAAACCACCGGCAGACACCAGGCGAGTGCTTTTCGGGAGCGACCCTAGCCGATGGAGTTAATCATGTTTCCAATTTCGAGAACCGAGTAAGGAATTGTGAAATGGAAGTATCGCTTATATTCTCCACAGGGGAGAAGTAGTCGCAATGAAATCCAATCCCTACCATATATTCCCTTGCGGAATTTGCTAACTTCCGCACTTCTGAGGCGGATTTGTTTGAATAGAATTTGACTTCCAATCCAAGATTGATACCGTCCTCTGTATTTGAAAGTGTGGATAACGCTCCGTCTCCGCCTATCTGTTTGAAATACATATAGGGGAATGACGGTGGTGTAGCTTTATACACCTGTCCTCCTTTCAAACTGCTGTATTGTTTCTGCAAGTCTTTCAGGAGGTTCGTAAAATACAAATTCACATTGTCCTTAACCATCCTTGAATACCTCGCTTGCTATTTTTTGTGCTTCTTTCCTCAGATATTGTGCCGTCTCATACATGAATGGTCTTGACGGCATACCCTCTGTAAATCGCCATGTGCCATCATCAGCCGGATAATACCAACCCTCTCTGCCGTCTTTCGTGGTAAAGATTGTTGCACCGGAATTGTACGCCCAGTTCATTATTGCCTTGTACTCTTCGCTTGGGTGGGAACTGTCCCTACCCTTTACACCAGTACCAAACTCAATGTACTTGCAGTACCCTCCAGCACTTATGATTCCAACTCCCTCTGCCTCATCCAGATAACCGATAATGGAAGATCTTGCCGTACCGGTATCAACCGGAACTAACTCCTGTGCCTTTTCAACTCCGAGGTCTGTAAGTCTCTGTATAAGTTTCTCTGCGCATTTGTGTATACGCTCTTTCCGCTTTTCCAGTTTCTTAATAGCCTCATCTATGCTGTCCGGGTCAAAGGGATTGATCGTTATTTTGTCCTGCATGGATATTCCCCTTAATCTTCCGTATCGCCCATAGATTCTGTTGCAAATCATGTTTCGGGCAGACACATATATAATCCGGTTCTGTATCTGTGGAACCGTCCTCGTTGAGAATAGGAACCACATCTATGAAGAGTTTTGAGTATTCATCAATCGGTAATTTCTGTACGGTTGATATGGTCTTGTCGTAGACAATATCTTTACCAAATGGGGAGTCCTCGGCATTTCCTGAGTTCGGACTTACTCTCGCAAGCACACGAACCGGATTTGAATACTTCGGTATGCTCTCCCCGGTAAGGTTGCCATCCTCGTCCACTTCATCCACCGTTCCGTCATAGGTCTGGTAATAAAAAGGGACTTGGTTCAATCTGAGGTCTTTAAGTCTCAGTTTCGGCATTGCCATCCCTCCTTAACAGACCGACATAGGTTTTGGGTGGGATCTTCGCCAAGGCCAACTCAATATCTTTCTTACCTGTCTGTCCCCAGTTTCGGGTAACTCCAAGTTCTGTGTGAGATACAAGTCCACCCCTCGCATCGTCAGAGTTTATGGCTTTCGCCAAATCATAGATTTCAAACTCATACCGGTTATAAAACCTCTCCAACTCTGCCTCTGTCGGAATATCATCATCCGCCCAAAAGTGTTGATTTGCAGCCTGTTTCTGAGCTTTCACAAGGAGGACGGCAATCTGTTCGTCAGTGAGAGTTTCATCATCTAAAATGACTTTCAACAATTTAGCGTCCATAATCCGTCCTCACTTTCTTACCCTTGCTGAGTTAAAAACTCTGCGATCAGCTTTGCTTTTACGGTTTCTTTCATGTCATACCCACGTTCCGTTGCGATAGTCTTAATCTGTGCCACTGTCAGAGCATTAAGTTCTTCCTCTGTATACTTCTTTGTGACATCAGTAACCGTCTCTTCTGTGCTCGCATCTGATGATGTGGAAACAGAAGAATCGGCTACGATACGGGAACCACCGTCAAGGGTATGACCTGTTATTCCCCCGGTTTTGTGGTTGCTGTCAGTTTGCTCGGAAGATCTGTGGAAATATTTGTGAACTTAGCACTCATCCACTCAGGACCGTGATCCAAACCAATCTGTCCGAAAATCTGATATGTTTCTCCTGCGCCAGTCTTTGCAAGCTGCTCCAGGAAGAAATTGCCCTTGCCAGGAACCATCTGATGAACCGGAGCCATGATGGACGGATCGAACAGAACGGCTGTACCGGTAGGCATAGTATCAAACAAAGCAACTGCCACTTCTCCAAGAGGGGTAACTACTGTCTGTAATTTGATACCGTTCACTTCTCTTCCAAGGGGAACGATTGTAAGGTTGTTCTGCTGCGCATCAAGGTTAAGCTGCAACATTGTAGTTGCATCAACTCCGAGAACAATGTTGTCTGTCTTTGCGCCCTGATCGTGAATGGACTTTAATCCCTCTGCTACAAGCCAGTATGTGAGAGGCTTTTTAGCAAGATCAAGTACGTTGGTTGTGATAGCTGTCAGAAGTCCTCTTGTTTTATTGGCCTCTGCATCAGTAGTTGCCTTTGCGTACTTTCCGTTGATGAATGTGTACTCAATATCCTGTGCGATCTTTGCCATTCTACGAGAAACCTGAAATGCAAGCTCGTCCATAGGGTTTGCCTGCTGACCGGCCACATTGATACCCTGCAGTGTACCCATGTTACTCTGCTTTCCGTAAGAAATCGCAACGGATTTCTGGAAGATCTGAGTTACATTGGTAAGCTGGCTTCTAGTTACCATTTCCGGCTGTGGTGCAGTAAGGGATGCTGTTTCAGAAATCTCCGGCTGTTCGCCTGTTTCTGTGTTGTACTCCTGACCGCAAGTAAACTCTACATGATTGGTTACAAGAGGTCTTGCGCCAATCATAGTAGAGAACGGTGTTGCTGTCTGCCCTTTAGCGAATAACATTCCGCTAAAATTAGGAACAGCGAATGATGTTGCTGTGCCCTGTGCCATAATTCATTACCTCCTTTAGATTTATGCCTGCTGATTGTTAGCGGCACTTTGACTTAATATTGCAAGAATCGCAGCCTGTGAATCGCCTGCGTCCATTGCCTGTTTAATCTGTGCTGAATAGTCAACCTGACCTACGTTTCCAGACTGTGGCGTAGGCATCTGAGCCAAATACTGAGCGCGGATTTCCGACTCTTTCTGTTTGTCTCTTTCCGCCATAAACTTAGTGATGTTTCCGGTAACAACATCCATGCTTCCCTCATACTCTGCTGTTGCCGTAGCCTTTGCCATTTCGGCCGGCATACCCATTCCTAAGTAACGCTCCGATGATTCCGCTACCGCTTTGAATTTTTCCAGTTCCTTGACATAAGCATCTCTCTGAGCCTGCTGTTCCGCTTTTGCCTCTGCCTCCTGCTCTTCGGCTGTCTGCTTAGCTCTAAGCTGTTTGCGAAGATTTCCCTCGGATGTACAAAGTTTGTCGTTATCAGATTTCAGTTTCGCATTTGCCGCTTTCTCCTGTGCAAGCTGCGCCATAAGGCTCTCAACAGTTACTTCTCCGCCGGAGTTGTTTTCCTCATGCTTATCTGTCTGAGGCTGCTGCTGTGTACCGGATGCCTGAGTAGGCTGATTCTGCGGTGCTGTCTGAGACTGCTGCTGTGTCTGGTTCTGAGTTGTTGTGCTGTTTACATCTGCCATAATTGACCTCCTGCGTTTGAACGGTTCTCTCCGTGTGAATTTCTGCGTTTTTTTACTTGCGTCTCTGCAAGACAATAGTTGTATGCGTTTGATGAGGGTTTTCTCTAACCCGTTATCTGAAAGGAATTACTCCCTCTGTAACCGAAAAAATGAGCCGGACACGATTTTCCATCACATCCGGCTCATAGGCTCTAACTGTATTCAGTTAGTTTTTCTTTGCTGCCTTTTTGGCAGTTGTTTTCTTGGTAGCAGTTTTCTTTGCTGTGGACTTCTTTGCTGCCGCTTTCTTATTGGCAGTTTTCTTGGCAGTATCTTTCTTTGAAACGGATTTCTTTGAAGCTGCTTTCTTCTTATCGTCCATCTTTTTCTTGTCTGCTGCTGTCTTTTTTGCAGTTGCCATTGGTTTTCTACCTCCTGATTTATAATTCTACGCACCGGCAGTTGATGATCTCATCTATCGGTGCGCCCATACTATCATCGAGTGGGAACATCATTTTGTACCCATTGATGATAAAAGGCTCGTTAATAGGAACTGTTTGGCCGTCCGCCTCCCAGTGGCTAACCCGGACACGTTCATCCCTCATGCTTACCCATGTGTGGGTATTCTGTTTCTTATCCACAAGATTCTGATGATTTATCCAGTTATATATCCAGTTTGTCTCATTTAGGGCGATCTCTGTAGCTCTGACATCAGAGAACATTCTTTTCACACTTTTTGGAACATCCTCTTCATTCATCATGCCACCGGTCATACGAGATATTTTATATTTATCGTTGCCGTTGGCATTTGCAACTGCCCTCTCTGTGGCTTCCTGAATATACTTTGCAAATCTGTATGCCTTTTCCCTTACTTCTGTGTCGTACTGATATTCAGGCATCATGGCAAAATAGAGATCCATGAGTTCATTTTCATAATCAGCACTTGTCTTTTCGTAAAGGAAAATGCCGGAAATAAGATTGAGGAACTGTGCTTCAAAGAAGTCTACAAGTGCATTTATAAACTCCTTGGCGGTTTTCTTTCGGCGGAGCTTATCGTCTTTGAGAATGTTCATTTCGTCAAAGTATTCAACCGGATTATACATAGTTCACACCGCCTATTCTTCTACCATTGCAGTCTTACTTGGCTGCTTAGATTCCTCTGTCTTATCTTTTTCCGTGTTGTTCTCCCCACCGTTCCCCTCTTCATCCTTGTATGCGTTAGGGTTCGGTTGCTGCGTCTTTTCCTCCTTGGAGGCAAGTTTCTTCTGTATGCCATCAATAATAGGCTTACTATCAACCCATGCCTGTTGTGGATCTGTGAACAGTCCAACAGTGTTGAATGATGTAAGACCGTCTACTCCGGCATTAAGCAACGCCACAAGGGAATTGGTCTTAGACACCAAATCATAGGTTTTTGTACGGCAGAAACGGATTTCAACATCTGCCGTCTCTATATCTTTCAGACCGTCATACGGTCTCTGATCTGTCTTAATGATTTCGATTGCCAAATCAATGAGCTGCATTTCTGGCTCAGTGAATAACTGCTCAACCGTCTTAGCGGAAATCTCCAAACACTGCCATCCATTGGATAACTGCATTGCACCGGTGGTTGAGCCGCCACTTGCCTCCTGCCATGATGGTGTAGAGGTAATCTGCTCCAACTGAGAATTGAGATGATCCACAAGTTTCTGAACCTCACTCTCATTCAATGTCTGATTGAGGTAAGTGATCTTTGCTTCCTTGCCGTCCCCGGTACTCTTTGTCATAATGACTCCATCGCCATCTACGAGGTTTTTCTTGCCCTCTTCGTTTACCTGGCAGTTGTGCATCCAGAGTAAACTCTGAACGTGTTGCAGAATATCATTGATACGGTCAGAATCCACAAGATTCATTGCATCCATCAGTGGGATAACCTTTTCAAAAATACCCATGCGGTCATTCAGATAAAATTCAACGACCGGTATTCTTCGGAGTGGGTTTGGTGCGATATTCTCTTTCAGATGATAGTCTGTCGTGTTCAACTCATGCTCAATGGTATAGCAGAAATTCTTTGAGTATGCCGTAAGAGTAATTGTTCCATCATCATGTACGGAATAGGTGCATCCCAGCACCGGTTCTCTATATGCGTCATTTGAGTACACCACAAAGGTTGTAAGTGGACTTGGAACCAATAGTTCAAATGGAGAATATCTGCTCTTATTTCTGTTCGGCAGCATCATCTGGTAGCCGACACCACAGATAAATAGGTTTCTTCCAAGGGCAATATCTTTTGCCGCTTTGCTCTGCTCCTGCATCATTTTATTGAGCATGGCGATCTTCAAATCGTCAATATTCTCTCCATCGTCCTCATCCTTTTTTCTCAAAAATCCGAATAAGGCTTTCTTCTGTTTCTTTGTCGGTTCTATCTTTGCTCTCTGTACGAAAGTGATCGGGTTGGAAAAACAATATCCCAGATGCACGTCCACAATCTTTGAAGCATTGTTTTCTACGACTGTGGCATTGAGATCCGGTCTGATTTTCTTTTCACGGTTAAGAATTGGCTGATTGCCTTTCTCGTACTCAAAAAGAAAAACTTCCTGTGCCACATTCTCCTGATGTTCCATAAACGCCTTAGATACAACCGATATGAT